TGCAGTTAAACTAAAAAAGACACACTTAGTTTATAAAGCGGAAGCACGGAAGATAAAATAACTTCTCTGAGAGCCCGCCCTCGCGGCTCTCTCAGAAATGTCTAAATCAACTATAGCTGCTTCAACCCATTTTCAAACGCGAAAATAGGCGCGAAAAAGAAAGAAAATACAACGGACTCTCTTTTCCACTTGTTTACACCCAACCGTAAAATGATGTAAACCAAAAAGTTTGTAGAATTCTACAGTGCGGGCGGTGTAAGCGCCCCACCATAGTAAACCTCCATAGGAGGAATAGAAACGAATCCTGAAAAATTGCAATCATCAGCACCACATCTCCAAATATCTAAAATAAAATTAGGAGAAGTAGAAATATCATGACCAACCAAAGGTGATTGGTAAAAATGTAAGTAAGCCTTACTTGACTCATCCAAAATATTGGAATCGTAAGTATTGACAGTACTAGCTTGATGAGTGACATTATTTCTGGAATGTTGTCTCAACCACTGTGGTAATTGAACTTCAATGCAGCGATCGCGATTATTCTGAATAACAGAATAATTGAACGCAGAAGTTTCAGTTTGGGTATTGTACCACTTGTTTGGATTAACCGTAGTCGGAACAAAGGTAAACCAACCCTCGGCATACACTGTTCTTTCGATATCAGCGGAAAATAACGAGTTACCTAAAACAACAAAAGTGTTTTGCGTTAAGGTACTAGTCACTTGAGCTGAATCTTTCCAGGATACTCCTTCTCTAACTATTGCTTTAATTCGTACACCTCCTCTTGAGTAGGTGAAAATTGAACCTAATTCGGAATACAAATCCGGAACTATATTAATAGCAGAGCCTGGAGCAAATCTTGAAATAGCAAAAGGTAAATAACAGTGTACCTTTCCCCAATTAAAGGGTCTAAATTGAGTGCCAACTACACCAATACCTACTCCTTCAAAAGGAACGGGCTCATAACGTTTCAGCATCGTGCGCATATTGATAATTTTCTCACCAATTGTAACAGCTGAAGTATCATGTTGTTCGGAAGTAGGACCATCGCCTAAGGTAATTGAGTTGGACTGTAATTCATATTCCTCAAAAATTCTACAAACTCTGTTACTTCTACCAGCAAATTCTACATCGTCACACATAGCATGTTCCATAATAATTTGGACAGTGTTGGAAACGGTAGCAGGAGCTACCAAAGGATCAATAACCCTAATTTCCAAATGCCCAAACCAATTTGTCCCATTGCCATAAGTACCTAAATAAGGGTTGTGACTGATAAAAGGAACTACAATTTCAAATTCATTTAGCTCCCGGATATCTACAATTTGACGATAAAGGTACGGAGCCTCAGTATCCAACATAGCTGGAGAGGTATAATTTCGAGCTTCTGGATTGAAATCCAACGAGATTCTACCAGAGTGGAAATTCGTTTTAACAATTTTAAACTTCATCTTAACAGAACCTCGATACATCTCAAATCTCTTACCTAACCACTGAGCTGGTGTATGATCAGTCAAAGTAAAACCAGCTTGCAAGTGAGTAAGTGGGGCTTCTAAAGGGTATAAGCCCACAGCAAAACGCGCTAATAAAGCTTCCTCAGCGTTCACATCTGACCACTCAAAAATGTTCTGATATGAATAACGGCCCGCAATATGCGTAATTGCCAATTCGTCCGCATCAGTCATAGCTTCACCAGGTAGAACCTGGACAGCATTCTTGACTGAATTAGACAAAGGAAATGTCTTGTCAATGGCGTCAATATTGGTAGCGTAAGACATAAGAGATGTTTCCATTCTATATTGTTTGTCCAAATTAGCAGGTGCTGACCATCCAAATACGCTCGCAGTCTGCGAAACTATGTCTGCGACCCACCCAACGGGTTGAGCGTAGGTACTCAATACAGGTACCTTGGATAAAATGCCTGCAGCTTTCTTCACCTTTAAAGAAAGTGATTCAACTGGGCCTGCTTCTTTGGATTTAGACTCCTTCATACTATTACTCTGTCTCTCAACGGGTATAGTTTGACCAACCAATTCTACATCTTCAAAATGCCCCCATAGGGTATATTTTGCTGTCAGCGAACCACTACCTGAAGTGAGTCGCACGTAAGGAAAAATCCTAAGAGCTCCCCATTTAGACGTGGCTGCATTTGTAGCGAATTGAAGAGGGTAAACATCGTGGGATGAATTGAAGGGAATTCTCAATTCAACTGAGGTCTCTTGATTAATGTCAATTTCAACATGAGGACATTGACTCCTAGATACTAAAGTAGGAGTATGCATCTCAAACCAATCGACGGCTGAAGAATCTTTGATGGCTCCTCCGCATGGAACGTACACCAACATGTATCGTCCTTGCTGAAATCTTTGCGCATTAACTTGCAAAGTAAAGACCATCGTTGCTCTAAAGCCATAAAAACCTTTAATCTTGGGCCAATATATATTGTTATTCAAAAGATCAAAGGGCATTGGCTTTGGCCCCGGGAAAGTAGACGCAATATCTGATCCCGAAAATTGGCCTGTTTCCAACTCCACTGGTTTAGCTAAAAACCGCGAAATCATCATCGACTCATTAGCTGTTGATTTTAAAAAATAAGAGTCAGAAATTGAAACTACATCTTTTGGTTGTTCAATGACCTTTGCAGAATCATCTACAAAGGTTGTGGTGGTCTGGTGTTCCACCTTCACATTAGCGTTTTCTTCTTGAGGACTTTCGATCATGATTGCTAATAAATTTGAAAAACGACAGTTCTCTGCCAACGAGAATTTTTGAATAAGAAATCCTAAACTTACATGTGAACGTTCCCAGGTTACACATGACGACCATGGCTGTCTAAGCCTACAGAGATGTCTTTTTGAAATTTTTACATTTTTACATGTTTTTGGGTATATTCTAAATTTTATTTTAAAATGACTGAGTCACATCTCACTTGGAGCAAAGAATGGAGAATGCCGGACCAACTTGTCCAGGTACAACCATTCCTTGGGAATTCCAAGAGGATAATGATTACAGTCGGGTATCTGTTGCAAGAGTCTCCTAAGTCTGCCAGTTTCATGCAGATATGTAGCCTTGCCATGCTGCGACATTTCTCTGTAGAAGAACTGGATGTTGTCGGCAAATATTTGCCGATACAATATTCCTTTCTTCGAGTAACATATCGTGTTCCACATGGTTTCCTTATCTAAGGGCGCTCTCACAATGCCTAAACTGTCCACAGTGAACTTCCTTTTCAAAAACGTAACATTGTGCAATGAAGACCAAGAATTTGTGACCACAGTCTTATCCCCTAGCGTTATTTCAAAGCCTAGTTCTGAAACCGAATTAGCAATATCCACTGGGCTCCATGCATTGACAAGTTCAGGATGAATAGAAACAACATTGTCATCTCCTAAAACTATATCACGGACATGGTCTCGGTAGCGCAATCCAGGAAATTTCCTGTAAAAAGCATACCTCAACAATATCCTATTAGTGATACAATTTATGAGTAGAGTCAAATAACTTCCAGAAGGCAATGAACTATTCATTTCAACGATTTCCGTTTGATTTATGTACTTAAAGTTGTAAACCTCTCTAAATAACATCTCACGAATATCATTGTCCTGATCTATACCATGATGGGCATACCAGCTGTTTATAACGTGTACCACTTGTTGCATTAGCAACTTGCTATTGGACCCATCAAAATGAGCATAATCAAAATCTTGACATACAGCATAATCATAACTAGGCACCAGTTCAGATAATCTTTGCATAATCCTTTTCCAATCAGTGGAATGAGGATTGACAGCCATAGCGGTTCCCTTCTGAATACAATCAACTTGCATAAAAATCATGAACTCTCCGAAGAAAGATTTCTTAAGCCAACACAAATCATACGGTGTCCCAAGAAAAATTCTTGTCGAAAATTCCTGCACTTTCTGCCAGAATCTAATTTCATCTTTCAGGTTAAGAGTATAAACAAACTCAGGTCTCTTTCCTGTTCGCAGTTTTAAAACTGTTTCTTCCAATCTGGATATTTCCTTGGCATAGGTAGGTCCATCCGGTCCTTCCTCTTTTAACCTCTGCTTGACAGTTCTGTCAGTGAACTTATACGGATATCCTCCGGAAGTGGAGGTGGGTATAGATCTCATTTGTTCACACATAGGATCGCCGTAAAAGCTTTCTTTATAAGGAACTCTACTACCATACCTAATGTAATAAGGAAATTCAAGAAATTCATCTATCAAATCCGCCACAGCAAAATCTAAAGTTTTCTCACAAAAATTCTTGGGGTAATCCTTGTATTTTGCTAACCCAATTTTAAGAGGGTCCTGTCCCGTCTCTTTATTAGGTAGCAATTTTGCAGGAAATTTTGTCGGGTACTCAGTGGCTTCCCTAACCAAAGAGAACAGTGGTGAAGGAACAATGCGAGAAACGCCATAGGGACTATGTGAAAAAGCTGCCTGACAAGGATTTCCTTGGACCTCTACAAACGAGGAAGCATCA